GTAATCATACTGTTCTCCCGTAGAACTCTGTCTGTTTAGCAGGGTCTCTAGCTATATCGAATAGATACCAAGCGCAGTTGTCTTTACCTACGCTCTTACTACCCTCAATCCACTTGACCCTACCTATGCTAACTACCTTAACGCAATAGGTCATTAAGATAGATGACTGCTTAGTGTGCATCCAATCGGCATCAAAGAGTAGCCATGTTGGACACATCTGCATCCACCCTTCGATGAATGGGTGCAGTAGTTTTCTATCCCAAGGTGGGTTGGTGATACATAGGTCTGCACCACCGAAAGCCATATGCAACTCCAAGAAGTCTTGCTCACCCATGTTAATGGAATCATGTAAGCAAACCCTTGGGTCTCTAGGCTCAATATCACAAGCAAAGATACACTCGCCATGACCATCTGTCAGATCATCTAGGTGGTCTATCAGACGCCCATCTCCCGCACAAGGCTCGTAGTAGTCAAACGAGTAAGGTAAGTGCGGTAGGAGAGGCTCAACTGCTGCCCTTGGTGTTGGGTAGTAATCCCTCGGTACTCTGTCGAAGTCACTACGTTTGCCCATACATAGCCTTTAGTCGTGACTGGGAAACAAACTCTGGATCATACATACCGTCCTCTACCTCCCGTTTGACTACAATGCCAGACCACCACTCTTTGTTGGCTTGACCTGCCCAGCCCTCTGCTGCTCCCTTGTAGCACCCTGCGACCAGACCGATAACTCCATTAGGATGTGAAGCGTCTTTAAACTTAAGATCACGTTTATGGCTATGACCACAAGTAGAACTATGATGCCTGTGAGCCAATAGTGCATTAGCATGGTGCATACCAGACATAGCAGACCCAAAGTTACCACTACTAAAGAAGTGAGCATATGAGACCCCATCGTAATCAGCAATCGCTGGAGCGGAGTTTTCATACTCGTGGTATTCGTCGAACCACCTGTTAGTCTGAAGGTGGTCAAAAGATATGCCATACTTCGAGCCTTCAAGTCTAGGATCGTGTTTGATAGCTTTCTTAATCCTGTTCTCATGGTTCCCCTCAAACCCTATGTAAGCTGGTCGTTTTCGTCGGTGGTGTCTGAACTTCCATCGGATACGCTCTTGTGCATCATTGTAGTGTTCGATGTCTGCCTCATAACTCTGACTGACGATTGCCTCTGGGTAACGAGTGTCAAATGTATTTAATGACCGCATATCAGCGCCATCACCCAAGTCAACGACATAATCAGGCTTGAGGTCATACAAGAACTCACCTAACCAGTTAAACCTCTCGTTACTCACACTGGGATCAACGTGAGCGCACGAGAAGACTACGACTGTCTTTCCTGCCATTATGTTTCCTTTATCCATTCCTCTGGGATTAACTTGTCTGCATATAGATAGTCATGCTTGTCGCACCACATGCCTAACGTAGTCTTTGAGCCTTTGCTTATCTTCGCATTAGAATTAGAGAAGACAAACCGAATGTCAAGGTCTGGATGTTGCTTTTTGACTAACAGATGTTTCTTTCTGTCTGCCGCAACGAACCGTCCCTTTGATTCTATGATGATACCGTTGGGGAGTTCAAAGTCAGGTGTGTAAGTTCTAACCTCGTTGACCTCATACTTGATCTTGAACTCCTCATACTTGAACGGTACTTTAAGGCTCTTGAGTTGGTCTGAGATACGATCTTCTAGCCCAGACCTATAACCATGCTTTATTCCCCTTGAGGTGGCTCCCACAGTTCGTTGTCGTACCGCCTTAGCCATAGTAACCTCGCATTTTCTAGTACCCTCTCTACGTCACCATCGTAAGCCTTAACACACGTTTCCCAGAGATCGTCTTCTGTTTCACAGTGTGCCAGCATCTTCTCTGATGTCTTAGGGCCAACACGATGTAGACCCTTTATGTTATCAGCGGCGTCACCCGTCAGTATCTGCGTATAGAAGAACTTAGTTCCTGACCACTCATCTACCTTAGTCCACTCACCCTTCACAAAGTTAAAGTGCCAACAAGGAATCTGTAGCATATCTTTGTCAACAGATGCGACAGTGCAATCATAGTTTAATTCTGCCGCAGCCTTTGATATTAGATCGTCAGCCTCTTCATTGTCACTAATGATAGCATTATACCTGTTAACCAGATGCTGTCTTGTCGCACCCAGATGCTCTGGCTTTTCGGTTGCACTCCTATTTCCCTTGTACGGATGGGATTTAGCAATGTCATGCCGAAAGTTTGTCTTGCCAGTTAGATATGTTTGATACTCTGTAGGGTGCGGAAAGGGAAGTTCGATAGTCTCATCAAAAATGTAATTCATAAGACTGTCAACCTTCTCTTCCGCATACCTAGCTGTGAAGTCTTGAGTGGCAAAGGCTGCACGATAGGCTATGATGTCACCGTCGATTAGAACTTTGCCTTTACTCATTTACATCTCCCCAAAAGTGACTGTACCATCGTCCTTCTCGAACCCTACGTCAGTTACATAACTGTAACCTGCGCCTCGCATAGCATCAGCTAGAAACTGAGACATTGTGTAGAGATCGAAGACACCATCTCGTGATGCGCTCGAAGAACCTTCGATGCCATCCTCTTCCTTGTCGTAGTAAAAGTCTATGTTAACTCTCATGCTTGGCCCACCATAAACATCTCATCATACTCGCTAGAACTTGCGCCCTCGTAAGCTACATGGTCTGTAACAGCGACTGCTATAAGTCTCAGACCAGCTCCCTTAGAATAAGTTTCAAATTGCACCATAGCTCGTGTTCCGTGGCCTAAAGCTCCGTCCTCTGAAAATAACCAACGAGACCTGTTCTCAATGCCGTTAGTGAGATTAACTACCGTTGGCGCACCACCATAGTCTACCTCCGTTTCTTTACCGTACCTATCACTGAATGTCATCTTGTGATCGTGCATCCGTGTTAACTTAACAAACTTACCAATCCCAAAATTATTGCCCTCTTTTACTCGGTCGTTTCCAAGGGGTTTAGGTTGCATCCCAGCTTCAAGCAGTTCCTCTATCTGCTCTTCGCTAGTGAAGTATGCGTTGACAACGTACTGACCGTTATGCTTTGCAGCTTTGATTGCAGCGTTATTTTCATCTCCGCCCATGTCTCGGTTATCTTCAAACACCTTCGGGTACTCAAGAACCATGTCCATTGTGTGTTTAGCCATCTTAGTCTTCCTCTGTTTAAGCCGCTGGTTTGCAGCACTGGTAATATACTATAGGGATATATTTGGGATTTTTATTCACTATTTTTACTTTTATTTTACATTAGTGAATATCAGCGTAAGTCTTCCCAAATTGTACGTCTGTCCCTAGTGGTACGTTAAGATTTATTGCGTCATTTACGTTGTTTATGCTCATCTGCATAATGTTCTCCGTCTTATCTTCGTCTCCCTCTTTTGTTAATACGATAATCTCATCGTGGAACTGACCGATAGTCTTTAGTCCCATGCCACGACATTCCTTAACCCAACTGTCGAAACAGTAGACCCCTGTACTTTGGTTTAGCGTACTGAAACGATCTTTGTCGCTGCGTAAGCTATGCCAGAAGCCAGACACAGGATTCTTAAGCCACATGCCGTTGAACAACTCACGGACACGCAACGTGCTTGCTACCTTCTCAATGGCCCAGTTACGAGACCAGAAGGCTTCTAGCAGGGTCTTGGCTTCAGACTTACTCATGCCTGTCTCACGGGCCAGCTTAGGCGCTCCTACACCGTATGTAGCACTGTAGTTAACCACCTTGTAATTCTTACGGAGGGCTTTGAGTGAACGCTCTCCAGAATTGTGCTTGTCGATGTCATCTTGAGTGATAACACCAGCGTGTAGAGCCAAGTCTAAGTGAGGATCAAAACCTTCACGGCTCATGGCCTCAACGTAGTCAGGGTCTAGTGGTTTCATGTAGTGCCGTTTGGTTGTATCCTCCAGTGATGTCATGTCAGCACCAGATAGAATGTAACCATCAGGACACGTTAGACACCCACGGATCACATCACCGTATGGCTTATCTACACCCGGTAGGTTAACCAGTGGTCGGTAGTGCTTGAACCTAAAGGTGTTCGTTAGACCAGCTACACTAGCCTCTAGCCAACCATCCTTGTGGCACTCTAGGAAGCTCTTAAGAATACCAGCACGGTGAGTAAGGACAGTGAGACCAT